AATTGGCAAACCTGATAGACCACATCGAGCACCACTGCTGTACAAGTTTTATGAGCGTGACCAACTGGATCAACTGAGTTGGTCGTTGTTTATACCTGCTGAAATTGAAAATCAAGTACGCAAGTTGGTTCCTCATGCAGCTGACCAGCAATGGCAAGAGTTTATGAAACTGCAAGGCAGTCCTGATGGAGTGACACCAATGGTGAGTGGATCTAGCATTCACGTTTGTAACTATTGTCATTATGATGCAAAAATATTTGCTGATACCAATGTGAGCTTGGTTAGTGAAAGCATGTTTGAACAATCCAATACGTTAACTGTTCGGGCCACAGAAAAAACTTACAAAGCAATCAACAATCGCCATCCTTTTGTGATTGCCGGACCAACAGGCACTTTAGAACGATTGCAGTCTCTGGGCTACAAAACTTTTGAAAAATACCTACCACATCCAGGATATGATCAGGAAGTTAACAATGACGTCCGTTTGGAACTAATTTATGAAAACATCTTGGCATTACACAAGTTGGCCATAGACCATCCAGAAGTTCTTGCAAATGACGTAGAACACAACTATACTGTTAACAAGCACCGGTATCAACAACAGCTTGATTGTGCCGCTGGCATGTTAGCAAAATACGGTTACCATGGACCAGCAATCGACGTTCTCATGCTGCATGACCAAGTGGCCCCAAACACACTGACAGAAAAATTTATGGATATTATATGATTATTGGTATATGTGGATTCATTGGGTCTGGCAAAGACACCATAGCTGACTATCTTGTAAATTTGCACCACTTTCGTAGAGAAAGTTTTGCAAGCACACTAAAAGATGCTGTGGCACAAGTGTTTGGTTGGGACAGAACCATGTTGGAAGGGCGTACTAAACAGGCCCGGGAATGGCGAGAACAAGTGGATCCGTGGTGGGCAGAACGCCTGCACATGCCTACACTTACCCCACGTTGGATACTACAATACTGGGGCACAGAAGTGTGCAGAGCTGGGTTTCATGATGACATCTGGATTGCCAGCCTGGAAAACAAACTGCGCCACAGCCAGGATGATGTGGTAATTTCAGATTGCCGTTTCCCCAATGAAATCCTAGCCATCAAAAATGCCGGCGGGCGTGTGATACGTGTGGTGCGCGGATCCGAGCCTGCTTGGTATAATGCAGCCGTAAGCGTCAACCGCGGTGCCAATGGCAACTCAACTTGGGCACTAAGTCAGCGTAAGTTAGAAAAACTGGCAATTCATGCGTCAGAAACTGCCTGGGTAGGAACTGAATTTGACGCTGTGCTAGACAACAACGGTACACTAGACGACTTGTATCAACAGGTCAAGAGTCTGGTTCAAGATCCCCGGGCTTCCACGTAGAATCTGTACGTTTTAAATCCGCCACACAGTTCAAACACACAGTCTTTAGATTACGAAGCTCACAGTTATTGAGGTTGCTATCCACATGGTATACCAACAACTGACTGTGATGCCTGGCTTTAAACCCACATCGATCACATGTGGGTTTTTTCTTATATCCGCTTGACTGCCAGCGCGGCACAGGCGCTTTGATTTTGCGGTTTTTCTTTATGCAAGTTTCGCAGCGACTGCGATAGTATATCTTGCCATCTCTATAACAATTTACAGCTCGAGGCCGTTGATTGCAGGCTGGGCACATGGGTCTCATGGTGTATTTATGCTTGAACCTTACGGTAAGGGCAGTCTACGACACCGTTTTTTGAATATACCCATAAATATCTGCAACTTGAAAAGGAACCCACCATGGCTCTAGTATCCCCAGGCGTAGAAGTAACAGTAATTGACGAAAGTCAATATATCCCTTCAGCCGTTAACACCGTACCGTATTTCCTCATTGCCACTGCACAAAACAAAGTGTCGGGTGATGGAGTAACTGTTGCTGCTGGCACAACTGCTGCCAACGCCGACAAAACCTATTTAATCACCAGTCAAAGAGATTTGGTGGCCACATTTGGTGTGCCATTCTTTTATTCTACCACAACTGGTACTCCAATCAACGGTTACGAACTCAACGAATATGGCCTACTGGCTGCTTATTCGGCACTGGGAGTTACAAATCGTGCTTATATCCAACGTTGTGATATTGATCTTACCGAGCTTACTGCCAGTTTGACTCGTCCTGTTGGCGAGCCAGCTGACGGTACCTACTGGTTAGACACATCAACATCGGTATGGGGCATCCAAGAGTGGAATGAAACTACCAATGTTTTCACTGTTGCAACACCAATTCAAATCATCAGCGAGGATGATGTGGTTGATGCAGCAGCCGAAGATTATGAGCCGTTGCCATCAATTGGCAGCGTTGGCGACTATGCAGTGATTGCATTTGCACAGTTTATTCCGGGCTACTACAAAAATTCTGACAATCTTTGGGTACAAATTGGTACTGACGAATGGAAAGCATCATGGGCCACAGTGTCAGGCACAGCAAGCCCCGCTACATTGACTGTTGGCGCAAGCATGTTCATCAACGACACATTGGTCACAGTGGGTGCTACCAATACAGTTTCTGGACTTGCCGCAGTAATCAATGCCGCTTCTATAACTGGTGTCACAGCTGCCGCAGTAAGTGGTAAGTTAGAAATTTATGCCACCAGTGATGCCACCAATGATGGATCCACTGGATCTGGCGGTATTGTGTCAATTGAAGCTGGTCCAACCAGCGGTGCAGCATTATTGACAGCATTGGGTATTGAAGCTAAAGATTATCTTGCACCCACATACTTTGTGGGTTACAGTTATCAATCTCCACGTTGGAGAACTACCGATACAAGTCCTCGTCCAACTGGATCCATATGGAACAACATCAGCTCAGCCAACAACGGCATGAGTTTAGATGTGCAAAAATACAGCACCACCTTGGGCGCCTGGGTAAGTCAAGTCAGTGGCGTTTATACTTCAGACCGTGCTGCCAATTATGCATTAGATCCATCGGGTGGCGGAAAAAATATTCCTGTGGGAACTACCTATGTACTAACACAAGCGGTAGAATCTGCTTCGGGCTTTGCTCAGTTTAATTTTGAGATTCTTGAAAGAACTTCACTTGGTGCTACTGTTGTTACTGGTACTACTGTGCCTGCTTCGTTCACTGTGGCTAATGCGTTTACAATAGTTGCAACCGAAGCTGGCAGTGATACTGTTGTTAACACAGGCACTGCAACTATTGGCGGCACTGGCACTGTGAGTGATTTTATTGCAGCAGTTAGTGCGGCCAATGTGCCTTATGTATCTGCTAGTGTTAATTCTGCTGGCAACATTGTGTTTACACACAGTCAAGGTGGCAGTATAGCTTTAGATGACACAGTTGGAACTCCAGTACTTACAGCTGGGTTTACTGCTGCCACACCAAAATGCCGACTTAACAAAACAAACGATGCATTCTTAGATTTGAGCAACTGGGTCACAGCTGATTTGTTCACTTACACAGCCAGCGACACTGCTCCTGACGTTGATCCAGATGACGGACGTTTGTGGTACTACAGCACTCCAAGTCAAGTTGATATCATGATTCAAAACAACGGTGCCTGGATTGGATATCAAAACGTAAGCAACGATGTTCGTGGTTATGACTTGACAGCTACCAATGCAAGTGGACCAATTGTGGCTGCCACTGCACCAACCACACAAAATAATGCTGCTGAATCTCCGCTGGAATACGGCGATTTGTGGATTGACTCAAGTGATCTTGAAAACTATCCATTGATTTATCGTTGGGAATCAGTAAACAACGTTGACCAGTGGGTATCAATCAACACAACTGATCAAGTGACAGAAAATGGTATACTATTTGCTGACGCTCGTTGGGCCACAAATGGTACTACAGATCCCATAAGCGACCCGTTTCCGACCATCGAAGCATTGGCAACTTCCAACTATTTAGACTTGGATGCTCCAGATCCTACACTGTATCCACAGGGCATGTTGTTGTTCAACACACGTCGGTCAGGATATAATGTCAAGAGCTATCAGAGTAACTACTTTAATTCTACAACCTTCCCAGATGACACATTGCCTACTGTGAAAAACACCTGGCTAACAGCCAGTGGTAACAAAGACACCGGTGCAATGTTTGCTGGACGTCAAGCACAACGCAAGATGGTTGTGGCTGCCATGAAGTCAAGTATTGATACCAGTGCTGCTGCAAGAGAAGAGCAAAATGGATTCAACTTGATTTCTGCTACAGCATATCCTGAGTTGACACCAAACATGATTGCACTCAGCAACGAGCGCAACAACACATTGTTTGTGGTTGGTGATACACCAATGCGTCTCGGACCAGATGGCAACAGCTTGGTTAGCTGGGCTACCAACAATCTTGGACTTGGTTTAGATACTGAAGATGGTTTGACATCGACCAGTAATTATGCTGCCAACTTCTATCCAAGCTGCCAAACAAACGATCTCAGCGGAAATACTGTGATTAGTGCGCCAAGTCACATGATGATGCGCACAATTCTACGGTCAGATGCAGTGAGCTATCCATGGCTGGCACCAGCAGGCACACGCCGTGGTGTAGTTGACAATGCTGTGGCCATTGGTTACATCAATGCTGCAACTGGCGAGTTTGAACAACTCAGCGTTGGACAAGCTGTACGTGACATCCTGTATGAGCGTAACATCAACCCAATCACCTTTATTCCAGGTGTGGGTATTACCAACTTTGGTAACAAGACTTCAACCACGGTTACCACAGCATTGGATCGTATCAACGTTGCACGCCTGGTTGCATTCTTACGTGGACGTCTTGAAGAAATTGGCAAACTGTATTTGTTTGAGCCCAACGACGAAATTACACGTAATGAGATCACCAACACTTGCAACAGTTTGATGATTGACTTGATTGCTAAACGTGCGATCTATGACTACTTGGTAGTGTGCGACTTGAGTAACAATACTCCTGCTCGTATCGACCGCAATGAGTTGTGGGTTGATATTGCCATAGAACCAGTGAAAGCAGTAGAGTTTATCTACATTCCGTTGCGTATCAAGAACACTGGTGAAATCGCTGCTGGATAAACCAAATTGGGGGCGGTTTTAAACCGTCTCCATTCCAGGTAAATAAAAATATAGGAGATTACTACAAATGGCAGTTTCATCACTACAGAGAATGACAGTACCACTGGCAAGCGACCAAAGCTCGAATGCTCAGGGTCTGTTGATGCCCAAACTCAAATATCGCTTTCGAGTGTTTTTTGAGAACTTTGGTGTTTCAAAACCAACTACAGAACTTACAAAGCAAGTTGTCAGCGCCACACGCCCAAATTTGACTTTTGAAGAAATTACAATTCCAATTTACAATTCAACATTGAAATTGGCTGGCAAGCACACCTGGGCCGACATCACAGTGTCACTGCGTGATGATGCGTCAGGACAAATTTCACGCTTGATTGGCGAGCAACTTCAAAAGCAAATGGACTTTTTGGAAATGGCTTCTGCTGCATCCGGTATCGACTACAAGTTCTTGACCAAGATTCAAGTGCTTGACGGCGGCAATGGCGCAACAGAAATCAACGTTCTTGAAACTTGGGAGTTGTATGGTTGCTACCTCAAAGGTGCCAACTATGGCGACTTGAACTATGGTACTAACGAAGCAGCCACAATTGAAATGAGCATTGCTTACGATAACGCCAACCAGACACCTGAAGGCTCAGGAGTTGGCAGTGCAATTGGCCGCACAATTAACGATGTTGTAACAGGCGCTGGTCAAGGCGCATAAGGATAACTTATGGCCAACGGTGGCGGCCCTTTTGGCATTGGTAATGAAATCCTTCAGGGATTCATTGGCAACAATACCTTGCGTGACTACACTCACGCAAGTAAAACTTTCACCACGAACAGTTACGAACTTAAACCTCGGTTTAAGTTCTTGTTCCACGTTAGTTTTACCATCAACACAGATGCCATTCCTTATTTGAGATCAGCAGGCGTATTTGGAAATCAAGAACGCAATGATCTCAGTCTCTTGGTCAAAACAGCTGAACTGCCAAAATACAAAATGGCCACTGAAACGCTGAATCAATACAATCGCAAAAGAATAATTCAAACCAAAATTGATTACCAGCCGGTGACTCTCACCTTCCATGACGATGGCGGAGACAATGCTCGCAAGTTGTGGTACTATTACTACTCCTACTACTATAAAGATCCAACTCAACAGTATTTGGCAGCGTCTGCTACCAATGGCAACAATGGTACAGTAAACAATCAAACCACTGGATCAAGTCTCAACACCAGAGACATCTATTCTGATACCATTCAAAATCGCAACGGCTGGGGATATTCAGGTGAATCCTGGCTGGATGGCACTGGTTCAGGCAGCGGTGGCGGCAAGCCTCCTTTCTTTAGAGACATTCGAATCTACGGCATGGATCAGCGCAAGTTTGCTGAGTATGTGTTGATCAATCCTGTAATATCAAACTGGAACCA